TATCACCTATAAGATTTCAGCCAGCGCGAACCTCTCGCCGGCGAATCTTGTTTTCGTTCCTCGGGGAAGCGACGTTAAAGCCAGCATGGTAGCCGCCGCCCGGATCGGGGACGTGTTTGAATACAACATGCAGGCGAACGGTGGAAACCCGATATCGGTAACAACGCCCGCTCCGATTGATGGTATGTGGCTTCAACTTCTGGAACTGTTCGAACAGAAACTTTATAACATCGTGGGTATCAGCCAGCTTTCCGCACAGGCAAAGAAACCGTCAGGGCTTAATTCCGGGGTTGCATTGCAGACTGTCGAGGACGTGGAATCCGAAAGACATAACACCCTGCTTAACAATTTCATACGCTTCATGAAAGACATAGCCGAAAGGATGATTGATATTTTCCCGGAGAATGAGGATGTACTACCTCGTCGCCGGGCGCGTTCACCGATTACGTGGAAGGATATTAAGAAAGAGCGCGAAATGTTTAACATCCAATATAGCGCAAGCAATTCGCTTTCCAAAGACCCTGCGGTTAAAATGCAACAGATTGAAAAGCTTATTGCTATGAAGATTATTGACCCGTCGATTGCGTCAACTCTGCTTGAGATGCCGGATCTTGAACAGGCGTACAGTATTCAGACAGCAGCATATGACATAAACGAAAAGACCATAGAGCGCGTGATTGAAGATGGTCCCACAGAGAAAGACCCGGTGACAGGCGAAAAGAAATTCTACTTTTATGAAGTCCAGAATATTCAGCAATTGTTCAATCAGTCTATCAATACGCTTTTCAGGCTTGATGCTAATGACGAAAAGCTCGAAGTGCTTAACAATCTCACGGCGTTTATCAACCAGCTTAAGACCATGATGGACGAAATAAATCAGGAACTGCAACAGCCAGTACCGACACAAACTCCGGTACAGCCTCCGCAAATAGCGGGACCCACAGGAAATCTACCGGCAGCGGTATAAACATAAAGGAGAGTAATAATGAGTGATATGAATATGCACGATGACGAAGCGCAAGATCAAGCACAGTTAGATCCGATTATAACGGTAATCAAACAAATACTTGATAAAATGGCGTCTATGGATGAGGAAATAGACGCGCTCAAAAAGCTAGTCAACGAGGAAATCATTGGCGGTATAACCAATCTTTACAACTCGAAACAGCGTATGAGCGGTATCTCTTCGATGTCAGAAAAGTACGGCGAGATAGTCAGTCCGTATAAAGATTTTTACGGCGAACTATCCGGAGGGCGCGATATCTTCGAAGAACTGTACAACGACCTTGACGAAATGAAGTCAAAGTCAGAGGACTGGTCAGATGAAAAGGAAGCCGCGCGCGTGCAACAGCTTGCCGACGAACTCAAGGGCAGGCTCGAACGCATGGCTAAAATCGGCACTTCTGTGCTTGGGGGATCATCGGAAGCGATGCCTGAAACTTCGGTGGAACTCGAGGTTGAAACCCCGAAAGAAGAAAAAGGATCAAGCGACCTGGTTGATAAAATCAGGCGAATGAAATCAAAGGCGGGAGATGTTAGGTTCTAACAGCTCTGATATAAGCAGATAAACAAGGAGAATAAGCAATGCCAGTAACAACTGATGCGGGGCTGTTGACCGTTTTTAAGGAATGGTACACAGATAAGGAAATGGAACAGGTACTTTGGAGAGCATCTCCGGTACTTCGGGAGATCAAAAAAAACAGGGTAGGCGGTAAGACCTACAACTTCGCGGCAAACTACGGATGCGGCGGCGCGGCGGCGGGTGACGCTACTGTGGCGGCTACCAACGCGGCAAGCGGAACCAGCAAGTCAGTACAGTTTGCCTGTACGCCCGGGCAGCTGTTTTCCATCTTCAACGTTGGAGCACAGGAAGTCTTTGCGTCTGAAAATATTCGTGGCGCGTTCGTTCCCGTTCCCGTAATCAAGATGTACGATGGTACGGCGGCTTTTCGTCGTCTGTTCGCTACCGCTCTTTACGGTCAGGGATTCGGTGAAATCGGAAATGCTGTTGTTGCGACAACCGTTGTCGGTTCGCAGTCGGTTGACTTCGCGCAGTTCTCAACCGTAATCAAGCTCGATATCGGATCGGTGTTTCAGGTAACCAACGGCCCAACGCCTATCAGTACCTTGCGAACATCGGTTAATACCGTAACAGCAATCAACGGAAACGTGGTGACCTTTACCGCAACCGCTGTTGAAACTTGGGCGGCTACCGACTGGATCGAGATTCAGGGTTGCCGAAACGGTACTATTCCGCTCTTGCCTGTAGGCTTGACCGCATGGCTCCCGTCGCTCGCAGATCGTACCGGTGGTACGTGGACGACTTACATTGGAACGGCGTTCTATGGCGTTGACCGATCAGTATTTCCGGATCGCCTCGCCGGTAACTATATCAAGCGCGTAACCGGTACAGAAAAGTTCTGCGATTGTATCGTACGCGCCGTTAAGGCTGTTCGTAATGCCGGTGGAAATCCGACATGGCTGGTTATCAATCCAGATGACTACGCAACGGTAATGACCGAAATGAACACCCAGACGACTTACTTCCAGGACACCTCGACCCCTGCGAAGGGAAAAGTCAACGAAATCGCCCGTGGTGTACAGGACACGAAATACATGTTCTCGACTTCTTACGTCGATAAAGTGTATGACGACCCCTACTGCGCGAGGTTCACCGCTTATATCATCGACGAGGAATCAATCGAGTTTGCAATGCTCACCAATGGTGACACGCCCACTAATGATGGTATCTCCGGCGTACAGCCCGGAAGCCAGCCGATTAACGGCGTAAGTACCCCGGACATGAAAGCCATTTCTTACGGCTTCATTATCGACGACTATGTGACTATCCAGCCGGGTTCGCTCGCCGCCGGTGGTCCAGTGCTTCAAGTTATTCTGCAGCTGTACGGTACGTTCGCAATCCGTGGACCCGGACACAACGCAGTTATCAACTTCGTACAGGCTACCCTGTAACAGACAAGTTATACATATGGCTTGGGCGCTCTCCGTAAAAGGGGGGCGCTTTTTTTATTTTGTATTATTTTTATAAAATCGGGCGCAAAGTGAGACTATATATATAGACGGAGAAAATATATGACAGCGTCGCAATTAATTAAGCGTGCCAGATCGCTTGCAGATGTTCCAAACAGCCTATTTGTCACACACGATGACGAGGTTAATTCCCTTTCAGAGTCATGGAAAGACATATATTCAAAGATTACCGATAGTTCCGATGATTATTTCATCACTGAAGTTATACTTGACACCTCTACGGCTACGCAATTAGGTGATAACGAGTGGGAACTGACCATGCCCTCCGACGTTTACAAGATCCGTTTTGTTGATTGGAAGAACTCTGGGCGTTGGGAAAACATGACAAAGTTTAACACCAACAATCGGAACAAGATATTTGGACAGCCTCAATATCGGTTCAGGGGTGCAAAACTCTGGCTCATTGGTAACTCACTTCCGGCTCAAATCAGGATTGATTATTACCCTCCTCCGATTGTTCCTACAGTTCCGGAAAAGATGTGGGAATACCTTCTTGTTACTCCGTCTTATACCGTATCTGCAAACGTGACCAGCCCACAATACTTTTCGGTGCCGAACCCAAACTTGACTGACAATACCGATTACCTGATTTATCTATTCGGCGGTACTTCAATCAGACTTGAAAGCGTTACCCTTGCGGAAACTGTTACCCTGTACACTTCGACCGGATTGACGAATGTTCTTTATCATACCGGGTATGTGTACTGGATCGAAGGAACCAATCTTTGCAGAAGTTCTACAACCTTATCGGGAACGCTTACGAAAGTTGTCCTGGTGGCGAACGTGCAAAACTTTAATATCTCCGGGGAAAACCTGTACTACTATAACGGGACGAATACTTTCAAGGCAAATCTTGACGGGACCAGCCCGTCTGTATTTATAACCGGATTCTCGAAGTTCGTGACGATCATAGGAGCTGACACGTACTATCTCAATACAACCATCTTCAAGAACAGCGTATCAACAGGAACCGCAGCGGTCAGCATAACAACCGACGGGACGGAATTATTTTACCTTACTGCGCTTGGCGTTCTCTATAAAGACGTTGATATTTTCAAGACCGGTCTTTTGTATGCCGGACAGATTCAAGACAATTTCATAAGCACTATTGATTCAAAATGGAACGTATCGGCTCAGAGTTCTTTCACTGATACTGACTTTGTGTATCCGGTCAACGAAGCAAACGAAATTATGGCTTATCAGTGCGCTATTGATTTTAGGCGCAAGCAGAATGGGGACATAACATTGCTTGCAGCGCGAATAAATGAAATCGAGAATAGGCTCTTGTCCGTACTCATGAGGGACGCTTACCAGCCGGAGCGTAGATCACCTGAAAACTATGGATCATTCTGGAATTAAGGAAGTACAATGTTAGAAATAAATATAAAGCAAAGCATAAACACCGATACGATTAACGAAGATTTTAGAATGTTCGACGAACCCGACACGGGGTTGCTGGTAAATACAGGTATCGAACGTAACGGCGGTATTACCAATCTCTATGAAACAAAAGAAACATATCCAGAAGCCGGGGATTATATAATCACGACCGACGGTAAAAAGATATCCCTTGTCGATTCCGCAACGGCTGATTATAAAATAGTTAAGGTTGAAGGGGTAGCCATTGGTCAGGTCAGTGCATACGGTGTTTCTCATGATTTAACCATTACCGATTGCGACGATATATTTTTGACCGATACCGGATATGTAACTTGTTTACTTTCAGATAGTACAATAACGATCAAGGAATACGATCTTACACAAACGCTTTTACATACGCGGTCCGTGACGTTTACAAATATTGCGAGCGTACTTTCATTGTATACCAGCCTATCCTTTGTAAAATACTACGGACAAGTTTATACTGATTCGCAGGAATGGGCGCTCCGGCTTGGCGACCAGGTAGTCATTTTGCAGGAAAGCGTACCGGGAATTACGGTAACGCAAACGATTATGTCAACAACTGTTTTGGGAGGATCATTAATCCGAGCAGCCATTGTATACAAAGGAACTTTAGTAGTAGCAGGTGACCTTGGAAGGGTAGGTTCTTTTGATGGTGCTGCATGGAAAATATATGACGGTACTGGGCAAGGGACAGGGCTATTTCAAATAGGTGATTCTGAATCAGTTTTAGGTACATATAGCATTGTTTCATTGTGTGTTTATGGGAATATTCTGGTGTTTGCCGGGCAAACAGGTAAAATAGGTTCATACAATGGGTTCTCATGGGTTACATATACAAGTTCGACAGGAATAGCGAACAACACTGGTTATATTTGTGGAAATGATGACATTGTGGGTATGGCTGTTGTTTCTGGATATTTAATATTTTGCGGTAGTGCGGGAAGGATAGGATCATGGAGCGGAACTGCATGGACTGCATATTCAAACGCAACAGCAGGCGCAGTTTGTGACAACAGGACATTGTTAGGAACTAATGTTTTGCAAACATGCTGTACTTATAATAATCAGACATTAATTGTAGGAGGATCTTTTGGGGTAATTGGTTCTATGAGCATTTCCGGGACGGTTGCAACAAAATCTATATATACAACCGTAAGCACCGTTTTAAGACCAACTAATAACGGAACTGTAATTGGAAATAGTACAATAAATGCAATGATTGTATTTAATGGTGTGCTGGTAATTGCCGGAGCACTGGGAAGGCTTGGATCATTTTTAAATACTAATACATGGGTTAATTATACAACAGGAACGGGAATCAGTGACAATGGTACAATAATCGGTAGTGATGATATAACATCTATGGGCATATACCATAATTGGTTAGTCATTGGAAGCAATACCGGAAGAATTGGCTGTATTTATTCTGATGGAACAAAACACGCTTACGCCTCTGGGCTTCTATATTCTGATAATGGTGCAATGACGGTAAATAATTATATAAAAACAATAAATGCGCTATCGATTTCAACGACAAAGGATATTCTTTTGTTTAGTTCATACGGAATAAACTCAATAGATGTAAATGGTATAAAAACTTACTTCTATTCTGGACCATATGGGAATCTGCTTGAGGGATTCCAAAATAACAATTATTTATATGTATACAGATACGAGAACGGACAATATTTAATAAATTTAGTTGGAAACGATAATAATAAATCCTTTATTCTTAATAATTCAACAAGAAATTTGTCTATATTTATATGCGCATATGCCTTGGTTCAGGTATCAAACGGATATTCCAGGCACATAATAACTGCTAAGGATACAAGCACCTCTAGATTATATGATGCAACAAGAATTTTTGGTCAAGCTGTTATCGGTTATATTCTAGCGTGGGAAGGCATTTATACATTTGCTGATAATCCGCAATGGGATTTCGTTCCTCTTGCATTATCCTCAATTCTATTGACCAATGCCTCATGGGGATATATTGATTTTACTTTCAAACAGACAAATAGTACTACAAATATTTTTAATTTTATATCACAATTAAAAAGGGACCCTGTGGGATTTATTTCCCCTGATATATTTCAAGGAAACACAAACACATTAATAAATGCATACGGAAAATTGACAAATAATATAGATGTAAGACCAGTAAAGCCGTTTGAGTTTAGGGTTAATGTGGTAAACAATATATCCTCATATTTTTCTGTTGCATTGCTTGATGACATACAATCAGATGCGCTCGGAGTTATAATAACAAATATTGGCGCTATAAATGACGTATACCAACCCGAAATACATACCGATGACACGATGCTTTATCAGAACGATCAAGGCATATTCAAGATAAAGAAAATATCGGAAACGCTTTCATCTCATGTACAAAAAATTACCGATACCGAATATAAGATCAATACAATTTCTCCGCTCAATATTATTGACACCGAAACGAACACGCTAGAAATCGGTTCGGTAGACTTTAATAACCGAATGCTATTCTCATCTCTAGTAACCCCAACAACATCGACAAAGATTGCGTCTTTTATTCAGGGAAAGTACAGCAATTCAATTGACACTGGAGACAAGCTGGTTACAATCGTAAACCCGACAAGCTCGAATATACAGGTGATTGGATATCGAATCCCGATTGTCTCGACAAGTGTTAGTGATTATGAAGTCGATACCTACATAAACGACCTGTATTCTTATAGCACGATCAATAGCGGAGCGGAACTGGTTGACCCGAAAAAGGTTGATACTATTTACGTGGCGAGTACATTCCTTCCCGTGGCAATCGGTAGCGAATACATAAACGGAACCGTTCAGGGTGACAATACAACAATTTTCCTCAAGCCGACTTACGACGGGTATTCGATAGGAAACGATATCGCCGGTATTTTTACAATCTTCCAACTATTCGGTCAGACATACCTTTTCGATGGCAAGTATATTTATAGCGCAACGATAGACGAAGTGACGGGAATCTTTATAAACAAAAGCGTGCTTGCTCCAGCGGTAGGTATGCAGTATATCGCCTCATCGCCAACTATCATTTACTTCTATTCTAATTTTGACAACTCGATATATACGTTTACCGGAGGACGTTCTCTTGAGAAGTTCAAACGGTTTAATGCAATGCCTAAAATAAACAGGGGCATATATTCCGTTGTCGATAACACGGTTTTATTTGATACCGATACTTCATTTATATGGATCCGTGACTCTATAATTTCAGAGAACCAAAAGGCAGTAGATCAAACAAGCCTTAAGTATTACGACACGACAGAGGGATTGTTTATCGGAAACAATGTTTCAAACTGGCAGTATACGTATGAGACAAAATTAAATAGTACGGTGTTACCGTTGACGTTACGAACCCCATTTTATGGTTTCAATACAAATATGAAAAGCGTACTTTCAAAATGGTGCATAACACTGTACAACCCTCTAAAGCCTGCAATGATGGTAAGAGGAACGTGCTACACCATAGATGAGGACGTTTCCCGCGAACAGGTTGTAACGTGGAACATTAATCCCGCTGATTATAATAACGGCGGGTATGTTCGCATCAGATTACAGCCTCAAATGCAAAAGACATTAGGGATATCACTCAAAATAGAAACTGACGAAAAAGTATTGATAGTAGCAATATATCCAGAGTTTAAAGAGTCAGAAAGCGCGGTCACAACAGCGGCGCGGTCAAGGTAAGGGGGAATAAATGGGATTTTTTGACAGTATAAATAGTGCATTAGGGGACTTCGGACGAACAGTTGCGGCGGCTCCTGTTTTGTCTGATGTAAATAGCGCATTAGGTGCGGCTGGAAGAACTGTTAATTCCACAGCGGGACAGGTGGGAGAAGCGCTTTTCGGGACTCAAACCAAAACACAAGCGGCACTTGATGCGGCGGCAGCTCAAACAGCGGCGGGTCAAGCCGGCATGGATGCGGCAGAACAGCGAAAAAAGATTGAAGCGATGTCGGGCGATATAGATAAGGTGGGGGAAGCTTACGGAAAAACCGGAGACGCCGCAGGGAAAACCAGTGAAGAGGCGTCAAAATCAAGAGATGCCGCGACCCAAACGGCGTTAGATGCTGGTAAAACCAGCGATGAAGCCAAAAAAATAGGCGATCAAGCATACCAATCTAAGCTCGACGCGATGATAACCAGCCAAACAGCCGGTTTGACAAGTGGGGTCGCCGGTAAAATAGGCGATCAAGCGTATCAAAGCAAACTCGACGCTATGAAAACCAGCGAAACTGCTGGAAAAACCAGCGATGAAGCTGCAAAAACACGGGCAGAAGTCGGAAAAACTAGCGATATAGCCGCTCAAACACGGGCAAAAGCAGGGCAAACAAGTATAGGCGCAGAAAATACCAGCCGAACAGCTGGTCAAGCCAACGCCTACGCAATGAATACAGGGAACACGGCTCAAGATATCGGCAACCAGGGGAAGGGCGACACGAACACCGCAAGAGAGCAGCGGTCATCATACGATCAAGGCGCGGCTCAATCCATGGGCGCTAATGCTTCCGATTACATGAAGAACGCACAAAAAAGCGCGGAAGCCGGGGCAGAACAGGCGGGACAGGCGGCGGCAACGAAAGGAACGCAAGCGGCTTTACGGGCGGCTAGAAGTTCAGGGTTATCGAAAGGTCAGGCGGCTCTCGCGGCTGGACAGCAAGCCGGTGACATTTATAGCACTATGTATCAAAGCGGGCTAGAGTCCGGCAAAAACGCCTACATGTCAGGTACGCAACAGATCGCCGGTCAAGGATCGGAGATGGCAAACCGTGTTAATCAGGGCATGGGGCAACAGGCAAACGCCGTAAATCTTCAACAGAGCGCGGTTGATAAAGCTAACCAGGCAACAGGGTTACAACAGAACGCCGTTAACTTACAACAAGGCGCATTGGATCGTGAAAACGCCTCAACGGGACTACAGCAAAACGCGGCAAATATTCAAAA